AAGTCTCTATGCCCACCTACACTTTGCACCTTTGGGGCATTAGGAGCAATTACACTTTCAGCAGGTTCCTGGCGCCAATTAGATTCATTGGCAGGGGTTCCTTTCTTATTCTGGGAAGGCACCATTGATCTAAGTGCCCTGGCGCTAAAAGATTTAACCTATGTGACTCTAAGTAAAGAAATCCAAGAGCCAGGTAATTTTAGGCTTAACTATGCTACGCCACAACGCCTAGAATTCATCGAGTTCGTAACTAACCAGCCGATGAATCGAGCTCGCCTTACATTGATCGCTGATGAGTGGGAACAAATCGGAGAGGCTGTGCCAGGCATGATGAACTCTCAAATCAATTATGAAAACATAATCTTGGGTCGCTGGAGACAGATATCACCTGATACAACTTTACCAGCAGCATCAGCTCTAACTTTGAAGAGTTCGAGTTTTGGATCCAGTGAACCTTCAGCATCTCAAAAACTCTATACTTATTGCATGGTTAAGTTTGATGATATCTCAACAATTGCTCCTGCTGATACTCTCTTCATACCAGGGCGGAGATTCAAACTTGCCGGAGTGGCAATAGAAGAAGGAGATCTTCAATATCTTATGCGCCTTCGTCGGTCATATGTTTTGCAGGATTGATTAGATGTCCTACATGCCGAACATCATAGGCACGTGGAATCCCCTTTATCGTGAGTCCAAATTTGGAGGTGACCCCTTTGCCACCCCATTTTGGAAACGCCATCCGGAACTTCAAGAAGGAGTCGAATGGGCTACCAAGCTTGCAATTGGCAAAGTAGCTTGGCGAGCTATAGTCACTAACCCCACTGCATTTGCAATTGTTCTTTTAGTGCCAACAATCGCCGTCACAGCTGGTGTTTTGACCGTTAAAGGTGTTGAAATTGTTGTAGATAAACCAGCAGCACAGAGATTATCCAACTGGTACGGTTTGAGTGTTAATATCTGGAATGATCCTTATGCCTGGCATGTTGAAACTGATCGAGTCGTGCAAGCTGCAGTACGTAATGTTGCTGCCGATGTTGCAGAAGGTATCGTAACAGCACCAGAAGTAGCTTGGGGACATGGTCAAGATGCTGGCGGGTGGGCATATTGGAAATTCTGGAAGAGTGATGAGGCACAATCAGCCTGGAGAGAGGTCGGTAGCGGAATCGGCGGTGGCGGCTCCTGGTAACATCATTCGCACTTGCACCACTGTCCCGAGTCTATCCACTCATTTGGTTTGAATGGTTGATGGCATTTTGGGCAATAGGTGATTTTGGGTTGATGATATCTCATACTATGGCCTCGATGTTATAGCAGTACTTAGCACATTCCTTATTCACACAGAAACCATAGGTGCCGGTTTGAGTCTGGTCGCACTCAGGACAGTACCGATCCATCGGTAAAGTGGTTTGTTCCCCTGTCTTTAGAGCCCTAGTTTGGATTTCTTTCTGCATTGCCTTCCATAAGATACCATTAACCAGGCGACTCATCATTTCATTCTTCTGTTTCAACCATGAATGGATCTCTTCATCGATTGTTACGCACATATTTTGCTTCATCAATCCTCTCCACTTAGTTATATCATATAAAATTATATAATTCGGTGTAATAAAATCACTGCGATGTTCAAAGGGTTGGTAGTTACTAGGAGGGATGGGCGGGGGTGGGTGGAGGTATTGTCGTATACATCCAGATCAAAGAGGATATGTGGAGGGGAATGGGGCACAAAACTATGATTTTCCAGTGTAGTTTATACACTTGCTTTACTTAGCGCAGCACATGGCGACCGCTATAACAGGAAGTTTTTATCTAACCGAGACAGTAACGATGCCCGCTGCAACAGCCAGCGGAGTAACAACTCAAACAGAAGTCGATCTCTCGGCTTATGTGAACGTACCCACTGGCCAAGCAATCGCCGTAACCAGTGTGGATTTCATCTATCAGCGCTCTTCGCCATTCGGTCAAGATGCAGATTCGTTCCTAGCTGGTAACGGTGCAATCAGCGTTCAACTTACAGATTTGAACCATGGAACCAACCTTGTTCGAGCAGACAACCAATCCCTGATCGCCAGCGGCAATCTGAACATCGACCAATCTAACAACATCGCCACACGAGATGTGGATCTCTATCCCGACAACTTTGGCAAGCTAAGTGATGCTTTCATGGTCGTTAATGATAGCTTGTTTCTAACGGCGATGCCAAGCGGCACAGCAATTGGTGGTAGTGATGTCAATGTCACGGCTAGAATCCGCTGTGAAGTAGTCAAACTATCCACCAAAGACTGGATGGCAATAGCAATCCAAGCAACAGCAGATGCGTGATTACCGTGGATTTGGCTGAAGTAATAGCCGCAGCGTTCATGGCTGGCGTTAAAACCCAAGCCAAAACCGAGTCAAAAAAGGTAGGCAAAAAGGTTGTCAAGTCTTTTATGACAGAATTTCCTAAGGTAATGGACGAGATCGCTAGCACAGAAAAGAAAGTCAAGCGTAAGGCTTCCGCCTACAGTAAGAGATATGGTGCCATCTACAAGCGCTTAAAGAAGAAGCACCCTCGTATGTCCTTCGGAGCCCTAGCAAAGAAAGCACACATAGAAGCCAGGAAAGGTTCAACCAAAAAAGGCCAAGTAAGAAAGACTGCTCGAAGAGCATATGAAAGGTGAAATAATGCCAACTAAGAAGAAGAAAACAAGTAAGAAGAAACCATTGGTTCATCCATCAGTCTTGAAGTCTCTATGCCCACCTACACTTTGCACCTTTGGGGCATTAGGAGCAATTACACTTTCAGCAGGTTCCTGGCGCCAATTAGATTCATTGGCAGGGGTTCCTTTCTTATTCTGGGAAGGCACCATTGATCTAAGTGCCCTGGCG